CGAGGGCGCCCATATCACCTCCTCCGGGGCCCATGGCTTCTTGTCCTAACAGTTCTATAGACTGAGCAAAATATTTATCGTAATAAAGTTCTCTTTGATTTCGTAGGAATTCCTCCTCAGACATGTCAAACAGATTTCGAGCAATCCAGCGCTTGCTAAAATATCCCTCCGCAGCTTGGCCAGCGACACTAAATTTAGTATTCCAGTGTTCTAGTTCTTGAAGCTCGGAAATTTTAGATGGATTGTTCAATTTAATTTTAAACGACAACAAATCATCTCCTCTATATCCTATAGTATAAAGATGAATAATACCAACCTTTTCTAGCTCAGTTGTAACGGATCTTTGAAGTCTCTGAATGGTTCTAGCAAATCTAATATCTTTTTGGGCCAAAGTAGCTTTGTCTTCATCAGCACCTTCTGAGCGAGACAGATAAGATGCTGGCACTTTAAGCGCTGAAAACAATTTATCTCTTAAATATTTAACATCGTCAATATCTCCGGTATAGGTGCCCCCTGGTAAACTTACAATTTCTGTGCCCACACCTCCGCGAGTGGGGATAAAATAATCTTCCTCAATAGACATTGGGTTGTATCTTAAGTCAACCCTTCCTGTATCTTGATCAACAATTTGATTGCGTTTCATCGAGGTGATAACACGCTGCATGTATTGCTCGACATCTTGGGGAGGGATATTCCCAACATCAACTTTAAACACCCTACGTTCTGGCGCTCTCACAATTCTATATGCCATCATTGCATCTTCTAAAAGAATAAGCTGACGCCAGATTCTTCTCGCTGAATCTAAAACCGACGTCCCATATGGAGCGAACTTATCATTGCCAAGTATTCTAAAGTGTCCCATTTGCCAGTTTTCGAAAGTGACACCGCCGGAATTCCATTGATATTGTACATAATTTGGATTTGTTTTGTCTTCGCCCTCTAATCTTTCTATTTGGTCGGTAGGAAGTCCAATAACTTGTTTGATTCCCGTGTTCGCATCAATGTCTAAATAAAGATAAAAATCTCCGTACTTACACATTGTACGACACCAACCAAATAAATTAAATTCTATATTTAAAACATTAAAATATAAGGTATCTAAAATTCCTTTTATCTCTTCGTCATGACAATCAACATCAATTATCTTTTTTATGCCAGTGTGTGTTGTCATTTCATCAGCGTAAATATCTAACGAAGAAGCAATTTCAGGCGTGTACTCCATTTGATCAAAATCCGAATATCTCTGCAGTCTAGACTGCGTACCCATCATATATGAAGAAAAATTATCAAAAGGATTATATCCAATTCTTTCAAATTTTTGACCCGCAACATCCTTAAAGGTGGTTGCATATTTGTCTAATCGGTTGCGCCTTAGTTGTCGAGTATTCTGAGACCGGTAATTAATCAAAGGTCCAGAGAATAATTTTGTTAATCTTCTGTATAAATTTGAATCTGGATTTTTTGGGTTTTTGGTGCTTTTTACTTTTTGACTTGGATCCATCTATTTTATCCTTTTAGTAACCATAGAAACTCTTTCATTTTTTCTTTTTCATCGATAGCTTGTTCAAACAGCTCTGTTTTTCGAGGTTTTTGCATTCCTGGTATTCTAGAATCAATATGAGTTTTATTTGTCATTATACAATTTATAAACGCTTTTTTATACTCTATCTCTCTTTTATTTTCAATAAGTACCGTATCTCTTACCCAACAACCAATTGCACATGCCATAATTAAATCATCATTATAACCTCTTTGTGCTTCTGGCTTACCGTTCCTCCAAATAAAAGTATCTAACTCATTAATTAGCCTTCTAGAATAAATAGTCAACATTTTGTTTCTTATATATTCTTCGAACTTAGCAACAATTAAGGGCCTTGTTTTCAAAGAAGTGGTAAATCCGGCAATTGCAGAAGAGTGAGTTTCGGCTTGGTATTGATCAATATAATCATGAGAAGATTTAATCGAGTGATATAAATTTGGATATTCCTTATCTTTTAATTTATCCAACACTGCATAGCCAACGCTATTATTTTCTACCACCACCATCGCATTTCCGTATTCTCGGCCCGCGCTGAAAACTATCTCCGAAAACAAATCAAGTGTTACTTTCCCCTGATATTCAGCAATAATTTCCATAGTTTCTAACTTAAAAATATGAAAAGTGCTTGAATCTGCGCCATCTCCGCGAGCCACATCTGCTACCAATAAATAAGAATTTCCAGGCTGCGCCTCTTCCCAGATCCAATAGTTCCGATCAAGCCCTGTTCTGTATTTTGGCTCCTGAATATTCTTTTTTAAGTATTGTATATCTCCACCATCAATAACGGTTTCACCAGACGTATTGAAATTACATTCATACTCTTGAGCAATTTGTCGCTTGCTCATATTTTTAGTTTCAGTTTCAAACCACTCTTGATCTCTATCCGGATGTATATCCCAATTAAGCTTTATTGGAAAAAATTCATTTTGGCCAGCTTCAGCTTTAATATACGCGTCGTGAAACCAGTCACCCACGCCATTTGGCGTCGAAAGAGCCACGCATCGACCACCTGTAGAAATTGTGGGGTAAAGACCAGTCCACAATTCAGATAAGTTGTCGATATGTGCTGCCTCATCAATAACCAATAACGACAATGATTCTGAGCGGCCGGCATCGCCGGATGTTGAAGATGCTTTTACTTGAGACCCATTACTTAATTCAAAGGAATTTTTGTTATCAACATCAATACTAGCAATCTTTAACCAGTCAGGCAAGTGTTTAATAATTCCCTTAACTTTTCGCACAAGATTTGCAGCTGTATTTAATTTTGTCGCCACAACAAGAACATTTTTATCGCGATGGAATAACAGCATCCAGGCAACATAAGCACCCACAATTGTAGAGATACCTAACTGTCTTGCCTTAAGAATAACTGTAAATCGGTAATCATTAAAGTCATTTAAAAGGGCATCTTGGTAATCATATGTTTTAAACGGGATCAGGCCATGGCCAGGGTGTGGTATTTTTGCGTAGTTTCTTATGAAGTATCGTGAATCTTTGCCACACTTTACCACTTCTTTTAATATTTCTTTCTTTGTTAATTTGTATCCCATTATACCTTAACATTACTAGACTTTTTTGCTCCAGAATATTTTGGTTTACCAGTTTGAAGCCACTTTTCAACAGCAGCTCTAAGCTTATCTTCTGCTTCTCCGGGGGAATTAACGCCTACGGCCTCTGTGTCTTTAAGGCCACCAATAGTATAAACTTTCTTAGCCTGACACCAAGTCCTGATCTTAGACATATTTTGTAAAAGAACATCACAGGGCCCATCAGCCTTTAATGTCAAAGCGTCGCCAGTAATTTTCTTATACTCTTTCTTTAAAAACTTAGCGATGTCAGCATAGGTCTGCTCAATTTCGCTATCCAGTTTGGTGTTGTGAAAAGACTTTATTGGCAACTCTGATTGATAAGTAACAATAAGTTTGGGGCCTGAGATACGCACCTTAAAACCATCGATTACCCTGGAGTCATTAATGGCACAACCATTTTCACGGGCAAGACCGACTGGTTTATCTTCACCATCCACCACAAATCTTTTATCATGTGAGCCATCGTAAGCGTTGGCTGCAGCCTGATTTATTCCTTTTATAATTTCGTATACAGATGCCATTATTTATTGCTCCTTTTGTATGGGTTCTGATTTTAGGCCAGCCGATTCAAGTGCATGCTTGATATCGTCTAGGGAAACATGCGACTTATTTTTAAATGCACTTTCAATAACCGACAGTATCTTCGCCTTGTCTTCTTCTGGTAATGTTAAAGTTCTAAGGTCAGCCGGTGGCTCATCTTTTGTTTCAATGTCTTTTGTTTTATCTTCAATCGGAGGAGGCCATGGCTTTTCCTGTGACTCTTCTTCTTCTGTTTCCTCTACATTTTCATGTAGAAAATAGCGGGGGTCAATCCGTCTTGTGTTTTTTCTAATCACGCGTATTTTCATTTTTTGGTCTCCATCCGTCTAGCCACCGCTCTTCATTAAATTCAACATATTGAATATAACAATTAAAGCAGCAATCAAACTTGTTCATATATAAATCGTCTTTTAACTTAAAAGAATATATTCCACATCCAGAACACTTTCTTTTATTTTCCTTAGTAATTAGATTCTTTGAAAGGAAAAAGCCGTCTTTTTCAACTTTCTCTTTTTGTGCATCTTTTTTATAAAACTTCTTAACTTCCTCAAGATATTCTTTTTCTTTTTCGTCAGTCCAAAAAGACTTGGGGTTAACAATTGTTTCTGCACCATATTTCTTAACCATGGCCTTTTCAATTCGTGCTATTTTATTTAAATCTTCTTCGTCTGCCACAACTGCCAACCCGGGTTGAAAACGTACTTATATTATAAGTTATAAAACAAATATTTTTAACAAAAAAAAGGAGGGAGACAAGCTCCCTCCTTCCCAAGAAAAAGTAAATTAATTACTTCTTGTTAATCTTGGCTTGAAGAGCTTTAATCTGTGCAGATTGCTCTTGAATTGCAGAAACAAGTACTGCAGTCAAGCGACCGTAATCCACACCGAACATGCCTTCTTCAGTACCATGAACAGCTCCTGGAATGACATCCTTCATATCCTGAGCCAAGAAACCGAAGTCTCTCTGACCATCTTCCTTCCATGTGAAGTCGACAGCTTTAAGAGAATTAACAGTTTTGAGGGCATTTCGCATAGGCGAAACCTCTGACTTAAGTCTTTCATCCGAGAAGGTTACGAATGCCGAGGCGCGAATCTTGTTGATATTATTCGTGCCGGCGCTGCCGTTTCCAACATCAATCGCATAGTCAGTAGTGGCGTCTCCACCCATACGAACAGTCTCAGTGCCACCATCTTTGATGATTAGCGCATTCTCAGATGCATCCCAAAGGACCTGATCATTTGCGTTAGTACCATAAAATATAACGTCTAGGCCGGAAGTGCTTGCACCGACTGTAACACGACCAGACAGCTGAGTGGCACCAGACACGTCAAGTGCACCATTAATATCAACTGTTGTACAATCCATATTAATATCAGTTGTAGCCGCAAGATCAAGATCTGCAGCCGATGAAGCTTTAATGTATTGACTTGAGTCATTAAACTGAATCGCCATTGTGGAATTCAAGAGAAGACCAGTGTCAGCAACGTGAGTTAGGCTGACATCAGAATCAGCGCCAAAACCAAGCTTCGCACCATCTGAGTCTAACTCTAAGTCGTCACCAACATACAAGTCTGCAGCCACAGAAGCACCACCAGCAACGGTAAGAGCGCCTGACGTGGTACTAGAAGCCGCTGTAGTAGCAGTAATTGCAACTTGCTGTGAAGAGTCAATTGTCATGGCAGTCGTTGTACCGTGCGCTGCACCAACACCGATCTCAAGCTTATCAGTACCATCATCAAGACCGATACGATAATCCTGAGCATTGCCGTCGAATACCAAGAAAGTATCTTCGGCGCCTGCATCACCAATGGTGAGCTTCGGCGTCGTGCCCTTAACGATAACGCCGGCTGCGCCGACATTCATATCAATGCTTCCATCAGAAGTAAGATCAAGCGCGCCGTCAGCACCAGAATTGATGCCGACTCCGGAATCTCTGAATGTAATCGCCATGGCGCCATTCAGAAGAAGGCCCGTATCAGCAACGTGAGTGAACGAAACATCTTTATCTGCACCGAAGTTAAGAATTGCGCCGTCAGATAAGAGATCCAAATCATCACCGATAACAGCACTCTTAACAACACTCAAACCGCCGTCAGTCTGTAAAGAACCGTCAGTTGTAGAAGTGGCTTCAGTTGTGTCGTCAGTTTTGAGTACGCCCCCTGACGTGGTGGCGCCTTGAACTACAAGAGTCGATGCGAGCGTGCAAGCGCCAGAACCAGAAATAGTGGTTGCCTTTAATGTAGACTGCGAAGCCGCTCCGATGGCAGTACCATCGATAGCGCCAGAGTCAATATTGACATTGGTCATTGCTTCATCAGAGAAGTTGACAGCACCTGCCTGCTCATAAGCGCCAAGCTTGGTAACAGTCAAAGTATCAGTTGCAAAAGTAAAATCCGAATCGTCAATAAGAAGCCCGTTTGTGCTAGCAAATGGAACTCGACCGCTTGTTAAACTATCAGCAGTAAAAGTTGAGGCACGCAAGTCGTAAGCTCCAATATCAATATCAGCGGTCGCGGTAATCCCAGCCGTTGTAAGGGCCGTAATAGTTTGCGAAGTGGCTGTACCACCCACAACACCATTAATAGCAGGAGCTGTTAAAGTCTTGTTGGTAAGAGTCTGCGTGTGGGCG